TGGAACATGAAAAAGTTCATTTAGATCAAATGGCTCAAGGTAAACTTCAGTACACTAATGACACTGTTACCTGGAAAAAAGATACTAAATCCCCACCTAGAGTATATAAAAGAGAAGGCGGAATGTTAATAGACGAGAAAACAGGTAAAAGCGCAGAAGAAGGTGGTGCTTTTGAATGGGAAGACGAAGCGTATAATAAAAAATAATATGGCAATAAATTCACAGATTAAAGCAAGATCCATAACTAGCAAAGCATCAAGTGCTTGTAAAATAAATATGGGATTAGTAAACGGAGAAAACATGATGCGAAATCATTCTGAGTATAGAGATTATGCGGCGTTAACGGAAAAACAATTTTCAGCGGGAGGTGGAGATACAACAACAGCTAGTGACGAAATATTAACTCCTAAGATATCTACAGAGACTCCTGAAGAAAAAGCTAAACGTCTAGCTCAAGAAGCAGAAGATAAAAAGAAGAAAAAGGAACAAGAAATAATTATAAAAAACTAACTAAATGAACTTACCTATAACTAGCAGGATAAAGCGAAGCCCCTTATTGGAGAAAAAAATTGACCCTAATAAAAGAAGTAAAACTGTAGTAGCTGATAAAACAAAGACTTCTACAGCTCCTGATACAACAAAAACTGTAACAACTACAAAAGAAGATCCAAACTTAACATCGTTTAAAGACAAATGTGGAAAATTTGGAGGTAAAAATTCTGCTGAAGCAGCGGCGGCCGGTTGTGTATGGTCTGATGATGCTAAAGATCCTGAGCCTATAACAAGTACTACAACTGAAGTAGTGCCAGGCGAAAACATTACTACTAAAAGTAATAACTATTCTAAGCAAACTCAAACTAGATTAGGTCCTGCGGATATTTTAAGAAATCAAAGAAGCAACAAAAGATCTAGTAAGTACGTTAGACAGTCTCAGGATGACATGGACAAGTACGATAGAAAAATGTCTAAGTACGGTACAAGAAATGCTGAGGGTAAGTTTGTCGCAAATAAAGGATTAAGTAGCTATCAAAAGAAAAGACTTGGAAAGCATACATCCAGATATAATGAAGCTGAAAACAATAATTCAAATGCTACAGATTCAGCAAGTAGAGTTAGTGAAAGTCAAGCGTCTGGAAAAGCAATAGGGCAAGGTATACGTAGAGTAGATGATCGTATAAATACATTGGCTGATTATAGCAACCCTGAGCAGGATAAAATAAATGCAGATAATGCGGCGGCGGCTGCTTTAGCTCAATCAAATCCCGATGGCATCACTGTTGGTAATGAAACAAGATCTAGTCAATCAACTAATGCAGTACCTGTTGATGGAGATGATAGTCCAAGTCAGCCTTTAGGCACTGAAGGAGTAGAAGGTGGGGTTAAAATTGATACTACATATAAAGAAGCTGAAAAGAAGGCTCCGGTAAATATGAAGGAAAATTCACCTTATAAAATGATGAGCAATAATCCTGTATCTTCCAATAGAGTTAAGTCTAAACAAAACTTTACTAAATCGCCTTATCAAATGAGAGGTTCAATGTTTAAAAAATAAATATGAAATCAGCACCTGTAAAAATAAAAAATGCAGCATACGAAAAACAAAATCGTAAAATGCGTAAAGAAAACCCAGGAATGGGTAAAAGGCTAACAAGTGGTACTAATTCCAGAAGAGTAAGTTTTGCTTGCCGATTCGCAGGAATGGCTGGAGCTATGAAAGATAGTAAAGGTGAACCAACAAAAAAAGCTATGGCTTTAAAGAAATGGGGTTTTGGTAGCGTTGGTGCTGCTTCAAGCTTTTGTAATAAAAATAAAAAAAGTTAAAATGAAATCAAGAGGATTAGGAGACACAGTGGAAAAAATAACTAAAGCTACAGGTATAAAAACTGTTGTAGATTTTGTTTCAAAAGGATTAAACATTCCCTGTGCCTGCGATGCTCGACGTGATTTATTAAATAAAACAGTACCATATAAAAACTAAAAACAATGGGGAAACCAGGACCAATGCAAACGCCTATAACAGCGCGTATTAAAAGAACAACACAAGGAGGAATGACTACACAGCCTGTATTAAATATGGGTGCACCTGTGAAAATGAAGCGAACTCCCGCAAAAAAATCATTAGTAGGTAATCAAGATCAATTACCTGCAAACCTTCAAGCAGATATAAAAGCTGCTCCAGGAAAAATGTATGATTCACCTGCTAAAGTGGATAAAAAATATCTTACTCCTTATAGAGAAAAAGTTGCTTTAAGGAAAGACCGCGCTAGTTATGAAAAACAAGTAAGACAAGATGCGCTAGACAAAAGTAAACCTTTAAGCGAGTACCTTCCTACAACTAGAAAAGCGGTACAAAAAAGAATGAAAAGTTTTCAGTCAAAATTTGGGGCTAGAGTTGAAGGAGAAAAAGGATGGGCAGCAGATGACGCTAAGCGTAAAAAAGAAGATTCAGTTAAAGTAGATCCAGTTAAAGTAGATCCAGTTAAAGTAGATCCAAAGAAAACCACTAAATCTTATGTTAAAAAAGGTGGCACGGCTACTGGTAACATGAAGGATTACAAAATAGGTAGTCAAAAAAGACGTGATGAGTATACAGCTAGAGGTTGGAAACAAGATAAAACTACTGCTGTTAAAGGAGGTGCTAAAAAGAAAAAAGTAGCTGACCCAGTCATTGGAAAAAGTGAACCAACTAAAAAAGTTGCAATTACAACTAAATTAGATCCAACTAAAAAAACTAAAGTTACTTCAGCTCCAAAAGAAACATCTAAAAGAGCTGCGAAATTAAGAGCTAAAGGTAATGCTGTATTAAATGACAAGACCTTATCAGTTAAAGAAAAGCAAAAAAAATCTCGTGTAATAAGAAAGAAATACGATAAGAAAAATGCGAAGGTTGCTGAGAAAACTAAAAAAGGTACTAACAGAGTAGAGTACGATGAAAGCACTGGTAAAGGTGGAAGCGTATTAGGTAATGCACTTAGAAGTGTTACTGGTAAAAGGAAAAGAGATAAAGCTGCAGCGGAAAGAAGAAAGAATGCTCCAGGAGGAAACATGATATAAATGAAAAAGTTATTTGCATGGCTTACAGGTAGCGTTGTTAAAGAGATTGGCAACGCTATTGATAAGCTTACGACTACTAAAGAGGAAAAGCTTATTATTAAAAAGCAGGTTCTAGAAATATTAGAAAAGGCTGATACCAATGCGCAAGAGCAGGTAACAACCCGTTGGGAGGCAGATATGGCAAGTGATAGTTATTTGTCTAAAAATATTCGGCCAATCATACTTATATATATCACTTTTATATTTACAGCATTAGCTTTTACAGATGGTAATATCGGGGAGTTTCAAGTAGCAAAAGAATATATACCTATATTTCAAACTTTGTTAGTTACCGTTTACGGTGCTTATTTTGTTGGAAGAACGTGGGAAAAAGCAACAAAAATAAATAAAAATAAATAACAATTATGAAAACAAGTGGAAATTTCTATAACAACGATAGAATACTTAGCGCTAAAGCTATTACACCAAGTGCTACTATAGATGCAACAACAAAACTTAATAAAGCGTCTTTATATGTAGGAACAACTGGTAATGTTAAAGCTATTATGTCTACAACATTAGGAGGTCTTACAACTGCATTAGGGGTAACTTCAAACGGGTTAACTTATATTACGGCTAACGGCGTAGCTACAATAAGCGACGATGCTTCTGAAGCTTCAGGGTTAACTGTAAATACAAGTATTCCAGTACCAGCAACAAACTCCATAGTAGCGGGAACAGGATATACTATATCTGCTTTTACAATCACAGGCGGTAATGGTACAGGAATGTCTGGTAACATAACAGCTGTTAACGGAGCGGGAGGAATTACAGGATTTACTATATTGCAAGGTGGATTAGGATACAAAGTAGGTGATGTATTAACAATAGTTTCAGGAGATGGTATTAATGGTGTTATATCTATATCATCGGCACCTAATAGTGTTATGACAGTAGCAGTAGCAGCAGCTGGAACAGGGTATAAAGCAGGTCAAACTGTTTCATTAGCTGGAGGTGACGGATTAGCCGTGCTTACCATCACAAGTGTAAACAATACTCCTATAGCTTCTCAAGCTGTTGAATTTATAGGTGTTCAAGCAGGAACTTACCTACCTGTAGTAGTGGATTATGTATTGCCAGCGACAGCTACAGCAGCAGGATCATTGCTAGCAACGTATTAAGAATCAGTAAAAACAAGTAACTATATAGTTATTAATAACGACTTAAATCAAATCGAAATGTCAAAATTAAAATTAAAAGAAGACGAGTTAAAAGGATTACAAGAAGCAGTTCAAAAAGTAAATGAACTTCAGTTACAAATTGGAGGAATTGAAGCTCAAAAACATGAGTTACTGCACATAATTGCTGAAAGCAAAAACGCTTTAGGAGAAATCCAGAAGGAGCTAGAGGAAAATTATGGGAAAGTTAGAGTAGATATTACTACTGGTGAAATCACGGAAGATGAAGAACATAGTCCGAAAGATTAGTATCGGTAAAGACTATAAAAATGATGCCATGCACTATGCTGTTGGACAGGAAGTGTATGGTGGTCATATTATAAAGAATATAATTGAGGAAGAAACTAAGTACTCAATTTATATTGAAAAGAATAACGAGCTAATGCCTTGGAAAGATTTTAATAAAAACATGGCAATTGCAGTTGAATATGATCTGCAATATTAATGAAAGCTATATACGAGTTTATAGTAGAACCTATAGGAGAGAGATATAACAACTCAATTAAAATAGACGACACAGAGCTTTTACTAAATACCGAAATGCAAAATCATAGTTACTCTAATAGGCAAGCTAGAGTTTTAGCAATACCTACAGGAATAGCTACTGATGTAAAAGTGGGAGATGAAGTATTGCTTCACCATAATGTTTTTAGGCGTTTTAGAGATATTAGAGGAGACGAAGTAAACAGCAGGTCTTATTATAAAGACAATATATATTTTGCGAGCGAGGATCAAATATATGCTTACAGAAGATTAGATAAAAGTTGTGGTTGTAATTCTTGGAAAGCTTGCAAAGGATATAACTTTGTAAAGCCTATTAAAGAAACTAAAATGTTTTCTACTAATTTTGAAAAACCTGGAATAGGTGTTTTGTATTTAAAAGATACAGAATTAGAAGGAATAGTAGAACAAGATTTAATCGGGTTTAGGCCCGGGGCAGAATACGAATTCATTGTAAATGGACATAGAGTATTCAGAGTACCCACTAATTCAATTACAATTAAATATGAATATCAAGGAGACGAAGAAGAATATAATCCTGGCTGGACACAAAGCAGTTGAAGAACTTATTAAAGTAGCTAAAGAAGCTATTGTAGATTCAGGAGAAGATATTACAGCGGATAGATTAAAGAATGCAGCAGCTACTAAAAAGCTAGCTATATTTGATGCATTTGAAATCCTTAATAGAATACAAGAAGAACAAGACATACTTGATGAAAAGCCTAAAGAAATAAAAGAAGAAGAGTCTTTTAAAGGTTTCGCTGAAAAAAGATCTAGATAATGTATACTCAATCATTATACAGCATTATAACTCCTATTAAATCTAATACTATTTCAAGACTTAATAAGTCTAAAAAATGGGATTATGGTTATAATAAAGAACACGATATTATTGTCATAAGCAAAACAGGACAAATAGGTGATATATATAGTATACAGAATCTTAAAATAGCATTACCTAAAAGACCGTCTAATGTAGACAAGGCTAATAACAAATGGACTCCTGAGGAATATCCCAAAGAATTAAAAGCTATTAATAGCATATTTGATTGGAGAGATTATCCTGATAAGTTCAAATCAAAATGGGGGGAATATATAGATGAACAATTTAATAAAAGAGAAAACGGCAGTTGGTTCAATAATAAAGGCGTGGCTACTTACATTACTGGTACTCACTTTATGTACCTGCAGTGGTCCAAGATTGATGTTGGGCAGCCAGACTTTAGAGAATCAAATAGATTATTCTACTTATTCTGGGAGGCTTGTAAAGCAGACAAACGATGTTATGGTATGTCATATCTCAAGAATAGACGTAGCGGCTTTTCATTCATGGCGTCTGGCGAGACCGTTAATATGGCCACGATATCAAGTGATGCACGGTTTGGGATTTTGTCCAAATCTGGCGCCGATGCGAAAAAAATGTTCACTGATAAGGTTGTACCCATTAGTGTTAACTTCCCGTTTTTCTTTAAACCAGTACAGGATGGGATGGACCGCCCAAAGACCGAACTCGCCTATCGTGTACCCGCATCCAAATTTACCAGGAGGAGACTCGATAGTAATAAAGCCACTGAAACCATCGCCGGTCTGGACACGACCATCGACTGGAAAAACACGGGTGATAACGCCTATGATGGGGAGAAACTCAAACTCCTCGTCCACGATGAAAGTGGTAAATGGGAAAGGCCGAACAACATCCTCAACAATTGGAGGGTTACCAAAACGACATTAAGATTAGGATCTAGAATTATTGGAAAATGCATGATGGGTTCAACCTCAAATGCTTTAGATAAAGGTGGTGCAAATTTTAAAAAGCTTTACGGCAATTCAAACGTATTAAAAAGAAACAAAAACGGACAAACAGCTTCAGGATTATATTCTCTTTTTATTCCAATGGAATGGAATTATGAAGGATTTATTGATGAATACGGGTATCCAGTTTTCGATACACCTAAAGATACTGTTCTAGGTCCATTTGGAGACGTTATAGAAGTCGGAGTTGTTGAGCATTGGAATAATGAGGCTGAAGGATTAAAAGGCGATCAGG